AAGTTCTCTTAGTTCCTCTGTTGTTCGTCTTATTAACAACCCTCTGAAGTGTGGATTGTTAAAGTATCGCACAGGGTCGGCTAACATTGCGTAAGACTTGCCACCTCCTGCTGAACCACCGTATAAAACTTCTCGTTCTGTTGCTGACAGGAACTCTGTCTGTGGTCCTTTGTTTGGTTGAAAGATAACTTTTTGTGCTTCTTCCGTTTCTATCGGCTCAGGCTTCGGTTGTGCGTGTGCCTTGGTCTCTTGCACCGAATCTTGTGGCTTCGATTTTTTCTGCTTTCTCAAGGGCTTCTTTGTACCTTTGGGCAAGGTAGCGTTGATTTGAAGCTTCTCTCTTACGCTTTTGTTCAAGTTTTACTCTCTTCATCAAACCTACATGTGATATGTAGCGTCCAGACTGTTCACTCAACCAGTTCGATACATCTCTGTAGCTGTACTGTTTTAGATACTTCTTAGCCTTTTCTAACAAATTTAATTCTTCTACTATCGGTAAAAGAATGTCTTTGTCTTTTGGGTCTTGCTCGTATCCAAAGGGTACAGTCCGTCCTACTCGTACAACAGGTTGCCAATCAAACCCATCTTCTGTTTCCTCAGGTACAGGAAGTTTCCAATCTTTAGTCGTTCTCATCGTTCTTCGGTGGCAGGATAAACAGAGGACTAGCTGCCGTCACCTCCACCTTATCTGTTTTAGTAAATCCACTACGGTCTAGTATATCTTTTGCAGCCACCATCTTCTCTTTGTTACCCAAGTCTGTAGGACTGTGCATAACTTCAAACATAGAATAGGCAGCTTTTGTAGCAGAAGAAGAAATAAACTTTTTAGTGAGGTCAGCTATCTGCTCTTTCAACGCATTTGTAATAGAAGACGTTGCAACATTCTCGCTGTATCCTGCAAGCTTCTTTGCTTCTACAGGATTACCTCGTGCTTCTTCAAAGAGTACATCTAAAAATTTTTGTTGTTTTTCTGTAAGTGCCACTACTTTTTCTTTCTTGTAAAAGTTAAACCTATATAAGGCTTAAATACATCTACGTCTAAAGATGTATTATACTTGTCACCTTTTCTAGTAAACAAATTTTTAAAATTTAAAAAGTTATTAGATGTGCTTTTTGTTTTACCACCAAACAACATTTCTCCTTCACTTTTATATTTTAATTTTTTGTCCATTAATTTAATTCAAAATGAGGACCATCAATAAATGGTCTTCTACCCTGACTCCTTCTTACGTCTATATAATTATTCATAGCGTCCTCCATCGGTCTATCCCAATCAGCTATGTTATCAATATTCCATGCTGCTCCCCAACGGATTGTAGCTCCAGTTTCTTTTGCTGCAGCTTTCATTGCGTCAGCTATGTCATCATACATCACTATGTCCCAACTTGGATTACTGCCATCGTAAGCCATTAAATCGACAGCATGTGATGTTCCATCTTCTTGGATAAGGTGTTTGCTACGCATAGTCTGTGAGCGTCCTGAGTTATAAAGCTTTTCCTGTTCTTCCAAAGAACGGACACCATAGATAACTCCAAAGTCCACTTTGCTCACTTCGATGGCATGTTTTACTGTGTCTACTAATAACTCGTTTACACCTTCTAGTTTACCCAGACTTCTACTTGATAGTTTAAATGCCATTGTTTCTCCTACAATATTACAGCTATAAATGTAGCTAAGACTAGAACTGCCATCATACTATTTATTAGCAACCCTAGTCTCATTTCTTTTTCATCCTGTTAAAAAATTTACCTGCAGACCGTGTGGCAAAGCTTGCCGATACAATAGCTCCTAACGCAATCTGATACCACTGTGGCATACCTGCCAAAGCCGTAAATCCGTCTGCCACTATCGCCCTACCCCATTCACCACAGAAGCTCAGTACTAAAGGAATGCTGAACAGTAGGGTCAGCCATTCGTCTTTCCACGAGGACTGTGATGCCCTCATAGCAGCTAAGTCCCAATCTATCTCACCTGTGGCTTCTTTCATGCGAATGGTTGCTTCAGCCTTTTGGACAGCAACCTTACCATCTAGGTAAGAAGATGCTAAACTAGATACAGAACTTAGTAGTGTACCTAGCATTATTTCTTCCGTCTTTTAGCAAGACCCCCTAATTTATAGAATCTAGTGCCTAATTGTCTAGTTAATTTTCTCATAATAGCATCTTTTTTTAAACCAATAACATCTATACCTTCTCTTTTAGCTATCTTTTTTAAATCAATTACTTTAAGACCTGTAATAGATTCTTTACCTTTTTCATCCATAGATAGTGTAGGCATACTTATCTCCTTTATTAAACACAGTCACAATCATCGTGGCACTTCTTATTCCACAATGCACACCATAGTCTTTTAAAATATTTTCTCATCGTTCTTCCCTCCCCATTCTTTTTGTTTCTGATTTCTCTGCTCCCATCCAGATTGCAAAGCTCCCTGTCATTGCTCCTGTAATCACGGATATCAGCCCTGCCTGTTGTGTGGTCAACTCTGGCTGACTCAAAGCCCATTCTATACAACGAATGTAAACACCTGTCATAACGAGCATCATAAGTCTTGGTAGTATTCGCCATCTATCAAGTGTCTCTGGTGTCATTCTTTTTCTTCTTATCTTTGAAAGCCGACTGGTCATGTCGTGGGTCTTTAGCCTGTTCTATGACCTTGTTTATCCATGCACCATTATCACCAGTTTTTAAACAGAACTCACAGTATTGTCCTTTTAATTCTTGTCCACAGATATCACAAGTCTTCAAGACTTTAAGTCCCTCAAGTTTTGTTCCTCAATAAATCTTTTAACATTTTCTTCAGGAACACAAAGAACTTTTTGTACTGGTCGTGGTCCATATTCATTTAATAGTGCTTTCACAATAGAAATAGTGTTATCTTTTACGTAGTCTTTGCACTGTGTTGCAGTATGAAAGTGTCCATGCTCTTCTGGTTGTTGAAATATAAATACATCTTGTGTACCATCAGCGTGTACTCCTAACATTACAGCCACGGCAAACCATGTCTCAACTATCATATTCAAAATATCCTATGTTATGTAACTTTTCTATATTTACGTGTTTTCTTTGCGATACCCTTGGGTTGCTTGACGAATTGCTTTCCCTTTTTTGTGCCTTTTCTTTTAGCTTTAGTTGTTGCTGCGTACTCTTGGGGTGATAGAGCTTTGATTGCAGCTTCTGGAAGATAGCGTTCTCCAGTTTTGCTACTGGGTTTACCACTTTTGGTTCTCCATTTTTGTTTTGACCATGCTTTAAGACTTCTTTGACTTTTTTTGAGTGCCATTCTTTTTTGTCTTTCCTGCTACATTTAAAGCTATAGCTATTGCTTGCTTCTGTGGCTTACCCTCCTTCTTCAGTTTACTGATATTAGAGGAGATAGCCTTTCTACTTTTTCCCTTTTTTAGTGGCATCGTGTTTTCTTTTTAACGAAACTTTTGCTTGCTTGGCGAGTCTGGACTGTGTAGTTTTCCCTTGAACGGCCGCACGTTGCTCCAGAACGGTGAGGATTTGTATTTTCCTTGCGTATGGTTTGCTAATTCTTTTAACTTTAGCAATAGTGTCTTTCGCATCTTGGATGGTTGCATACTTAATACTCACCGTGTCTTTAGGATTCTCGTCCGTGTAGAGTCTTCTACCAGAACCTTTAGGCTTCTTGCCTGTACCAACTCTAGGGTCTTTAGCGATAACCACCACCCTTTTTCTTGTACTCAGACGCTAGTAGCTGTGCTTTACGTGCTGACCACTGACCGGGTTTACCCCCCTTAGAACCTGCTTTGATTCGGTTAAACAGGTTCTTTCGCATGGTAGGTTTGGTGTAGTTACCTGCCTTGTTTACGGTTGATTTTTTCTTAGCAGCCATGACTAAGACTTTACAAGTTTGTAACCTTTGGCTTTAGCAGCAGCTCTAATTTTAGCAAGAGTCATAGCACCACCTTTAGCCATTCCCTTCTTCTTCATTGCTGCACCACCCTTAGCGTAGCCTTTCTTCTTCATCATGCCACCCTTCGCCATTTTACCCTTACCGTCCATAGCGAATGCAGGAATCATCTTTCCTGTCTTAGGGTCTTTTCTCATGGGCATTTTAGCTCCACCTTTAGCCATACCCTTTTTCTTCATCATGCCACCTCGTGCCATGCCTTTCTTCTTCATAGCTCCACCACGAGCCATTCCTTTTTTCTTCATTTTGCCTTTGTGCATTGCCATAGTAATTACTCCTCTTTTC